ATATTCGCCATTCACTAAACTTGCTCCGCATAGACAATAACTGTCAAATCTGCACCATTGCCTGTAGCCCTTACACATAGATGTCTTATTGGCGTTGTTGATATTGCCTTCAATGCATTACTGCTAGTTCCAACAGATATGTCGTCACCAATTTGTGTCCAATCAGAACCACCCTCAGTACTAGGAGAATCTTTTAGACTTCCATAAACCTTAGCTACTCCTGCTACTGAACCATCACTGTTGAATATCTGTATTGAATATCGATTGTACAATGCGCAATCAAACTTGTCTAATACTGTGGTTTCAGAACCACCGACGGCTGTCTCGGTGTTTGCATATAACTGTGCATTTCGAGAGCCGTCTAGTCTTAGATTTGTCCTGACAACTGTAGATGCCATTAGTCAGCCTTCCCTTTCTTGGACTTAAGTCCTTTCTTAGGTGGCTCTACTTTTAACTTATCTACTTTTTTTTGGACTTTGGACTTAGTAGGTTTGCTGTCAGACTTAGGCCGTCTGACCCCAGTCTTAACCCCTGCGCCAACGTCTTTTTTGTTAACTCCAGTTGTGACTTTGAAACCGTTGGAAGCCTTAAGTTCCTCAATGAGCCTTTTACTTTCGACATCATGGGTTTCTCCAGCATCCCAGCGGAGTACAGTCCCACGAGGAGTCCTCCTGTAAAGAGGCCTGTCTGTAATGTTAGTAATTTTGACCATTTAATTAGTCCTCCTACTACCATTAAGCGTTCAAGTCTCTTACGCTACCACTTGTGTTAAACTTGTAACAAATCAATTCACCAGCAGTTACAAAAGCAAACTCTTTGCTTAGTTTTTGTAGTACTGCTAAGTTAGTATTGTCTACATAGGTTGTTGGTGCTGCTACACGAACTGCTAGGTTACCCATATCCAACAAGTGGATTCTGGAAGTTGTATCCTTTACAACGTGTTGTGATAGGAATATTGGTATTCCATCGTATGCGCCAACTCTTGAATCGAAATTCAAACCAGCTTCTCCAACAACACCATTTGCATTTCCTGCTCCTGCTGCTGATAAATCTGCTCTAAATGTATTGTTAGTTGTAGATAACATTAATGCTTTTAAATCTTGATATGTATCATATCCAGTTAATAGAATTAAATCACTGTAGTTTACACCGTTTTCTAATGCACCTTGAATAACTGTATCTAACATAGCTAGTGTTAATGCTCTGTCACTTCCACTGTTGTGTGAAACAGTTGCATCTGCCCAGCTTGCTCCTGAACGGTCAATGTCATACATATCAATGTCTGCTCTTGCAGATAATGTTGCATGTGCTGCTGCATCGCTTAGAGTTACACGGTCTAAAGATTCCATGTTATTACCTGCTGCTGTGTCAGCAGTTGCCAATAACATTTGGTCCATAAAGAATGTGTGTGCTTCAGCGTTTTCAGTTCTCAAGAAGTTAAGGATTCCCTTAATTCCGTCGTCTGCTTCTGAAAGCAATTCAGCTCTGGTTGTAACTTCCCAAGGTGTTACAACTTCTTTTAGAGTTGCTGTAACTTCTGTGATATCTGGTTTGTCAGTATCAGGGAAAGCTGCTCCCTCTGCTAGACCTGCGGTTGTTGCGTGACGACCTGTCAAAACTCTCCAACCTGATTGGGTCCATGCCTCTTTCTTAAGAAGTTTAAATACTTCTGATTTGGTGTTTAGCTGATTAAATACGGCTGCACCATACATGGTGTTGAAAGCCCCTGCTGGGTCAGATGTTTCAAATGTATCATCTGCTTTCTGAATACCGTATCTTTTAGCTATACCAAGCGTGCCACCGTAGTATGCTTGCACATACTCTTCAAAACTCATTCCTGCCATATTTAGTTTGCTCCAGTTCTTTCTTCCATGCGGTGTATCTCATCAACTGATTTAGAAAATTCTGACCAGTTAATAGCTACAGGCTTTTCCCTTACAACTCTGCGTGTTGCAGGAGTTGTTTTACTTCCAGCGTAGACGGACATTCCAGACTTTTCCAAAGTTTTCAATGCTTCTTTGACAGACATAGATACTTCTTCTTCTTCTAGCATAGGTTCTGCCATCGGAACTTCTTCATCCATTTCTTTTTCTTCGTCATAGTGCATATTCTTTTCTTCTTCCATATGCATATCTTTTTCTTCGTCTTCTTCCATATGCATATCTTTTTCTTCGTCTTCTTCTTCCTCATGCTCTTCTTTTGTAAGATGTGCTAGAGTCTGTTTTAACAAAGATGTTAACTCAGATATGTCTTTTCGGGTATATCCCTTGCCCTCTTCTTCTAAAAGTTCTTCTTCCTCGACATCCTCTTCTTCAGCTTTTTCTGTATCGTCTGCTGGAGGGAGGACTTCTTCGGTTTCGTCTTCCTTGACTACGTAGTCAAGTTCAAGGGTCTTTTGCTGACCGCAAGTACAGAAATCACTCATGGCCTATCACTTATAATGTCCTTTATAACTGTTTTGCCTCTATAGCCCTTGTGTAGAATACTAGCTATATTGCTTAGGTTTTTTACAACTATCACACATGCTAACATTGTTGTAATTTGTTTTTAATACATCGGACACATTCTTAGAACTCCACATCTTACAAGACCAATATCTTGCTTTATGTTTTGGGCCTGGGTTGTCGCAATTGTGTCTTGCTCTGAACTGTCTACGTTTGTCTGGGTCATCACGTTTTATATCCATGTTAGGGTCGCCAAACTTAACTTGTACAACATTACCTTTAGGATTCTTTACGTAAACTCCAAACTTCTTTTTTTCTCCTGATAATCTAAAAGGATTGTTTAACTCTACTTTCTTACCTTGATACTCTGCTTTTACAATACGTTCGTCTTTGTGGTCTTCTATTAATATAAATGTTGCATACTCCATAGCTCCATCATGCGGTTCATAATCACCTTCCATAAGTGCAGGACCATCTTTTAACTGCATCCAGTGATAACCTTTTGGTGCTTTAAGTTTTTTAGTTTTCATTATTCTCTGCGTAGTTTCTTAAATCCGCTTTCTAATACTCTTCTTAATGAATCTGCAAAAACGTCATTGCTAGTCATTACTACTCTTTTTTTAGAATCTTTTATTGTAATATCATACATATCCATTGGGTTTACTCTTATTTCAACATAGCCTCTTTGATTGCTTCTGTATTTAATCGCAAATGCAAGACCTCCACGAATACGACTATCTCTTCTCATATACTGAAATTTATGCGCTCCTAATGACATCAATGTGGATATTCCTATCTGTTGTTTAATTTCGTTTGCTATCAGCCTTTCATTTTTTACGACAGGCATCTTGCAATCTTTACATAGTTCTGCTGTGTTGTAGTTCATAATGCCCTCATAGCTTCTCTGCCATTTTTAAATCTCAATACCATTCTTTCTAATGTACGGTCTAATTGATTTCTTTTATTACTTAATCTTTGTGGTAAATGGCCTACCCTGTCTTGTTCTCGTTGAATATTTCGATAAGCATTTACTAATTGATTAGCTCCTATTGCTCCAGCTAATTCCATGCGAGCTTCAGTGTGATAATTTATATCTGTTAAATGAGCTACTAATCGAATTGACTTCCTGTCTATCGGTCCAAACTCTCTGTAATCAGTTTCATGATTTCTTTTCTCAACAGGCATCTTGCAATCCTTACATAGTTCTGCTGTGTTGTAGTTCATCTTTGACCTGCTCTATAATAAAGTTTTAAGTTATATAATTTTTTTGTTAAACGATTTATAATTTTAACCATTTTTGGTTGTAATCTTCTTGCAGTTGCTTCATCTCTTCCAACTTTATAAATCATTCTTGCTAATTCCATAGAAGCCTCATGCATTTCTGTAGTTGCTTCTAAGTTACTTAATTTTTTTACAGGCTCATCATCTTTTTCTTTCTTAGGAACACAGTTAGGTACTTCTTTACCGTCTTGAACCTTAGTTCCTACCATCTCGTAGTTTTCCCAGCATGGGTCGTCTTTAACTAAATGTTTGTGAATAACTCCCTTGTACTGGTTGTAACTCATCGAATTGTAGCCTCATCCTTTGTATTAAGTCTTACTTGTCTTCTTCCTGTCACTCTTTTCCAAGTGCGAATACTTTGATTGTCAGCTTGCCAAGGGAATCCATCTGGACCTTCATCACGGTATGCTGCTCTTAATCTACTTACCCATTCTTTGTAATAAGCTCTGTCCATTGAATGTTGCGGAAATCTTACTTTCCACCATCTTTGAATAACTTCTTCATTAATTAAATCATCGCCTCTTGCTTTTGCTAACAGAGTGTTAGTCTCTCCTATATGCTGATTAAAACTCATCGCATCATCACTCCTGCTGTACCACTTGCTAACTTTTGTCGTGCCTTTTTTAACGGAGGTAACGTCTTTGTATATACTTCCGTACGCCATCTAATAATAGCAGCTTCAGCAGCTTCAACGTCTTTACCTGCATTTCCAGATATTAAACTTCGCTGACCCCTTGGCGCTCTAGGATTCCAACTAGCTCTAACAATATGATTTTCAATTTCATTGCTATCTGATATAAGCTTAATCAAATTTTGCTCAAGAAGAACAAGCTTGTCTAATGCTTTTTTTAACTCTTTTTTTGTATCTGCTGGTCTTCGAGGATAAGGATTAACTTTCTCTACTGACCTGCTGTTAATCTCTCCTATGTGTTGATTAAAACTCATCGTCTCCTCTTTGGATTTGCCATTTTATAAGTTTCATCCATTAACCTGTCTAAATCGTTTGCTTTTTTTACAATTTTACTGCCTTCGACCATTAACTCTAAAGTTTCTCGTAAACATTGCTCTACAAACTCTTTTAATTTTTTTGCGTCTGAATCTAATGGTTGTCGATATACTTTGTTAAATCTACTTAATGCTTGTTGATTGTAATCCCTTAAGAACATTAATCTTGCTGTAAACATGCCTTTTAAATCACTAGCTATTGCTTGAGATACTGTGCCATTGTTTTGTATAAATCTTGCATAGTCCATTTCCTCTCTTGGACCTTTTTCTAATTCTTCACCCTCAAAAGGGTTGTGTATGTTGTTTGTTTGATTGTAGCTCATTATTATTGTAACCTTTCAATTAAATCTGCCATTTCTCGTTCAAATTTAGGATTTAATGCATATGTATTTAACAATCGAAACATGCGATTAATGATTTGTCCGTTGTTCATTTTCTTTCCTACGGGCTTATTACAAGACCCACATTTTTTTACTGGCTTATTGCATTTTGCACATTTCTTTATATGCGAAATGTCTTCTAACTTGTTTTCTGACACGTTTTCCTCTGATTTTTTTGTTTCGTAGTAATAGTAACCGCCTCTTTTTCCTCTCTTTACGTCTGCGCCTTCTGGAGCATCAGACGGTTTGTCTACGTATATTTTTTCTTTTTTAGGTTCTTCTTCTTTTGCCATTGACACAGTTTGTACTGTTGCCTCTGGATTGGCTGGAGAATCTCCTACCCAGCTAACACTCCATAGTCCTAGCTTATCTATTTTTGTAAAACAAGCTTCGTTAGGTGGACACACTTTGTTTTGATTCAAAGCTTCTCCCCTAATACTGCTTGCTCCACGTGAACCATACTGTTGTATTTCTTTCCAGACTTTATCATGCATGTCTAGTTTATTGTGAATGCCTACTTTCAATAATACTTTACCATCTTTAATCTTGTAAGCTAATGGTTGTCCAATTGGTATCTCATCATGTTTGTATGAGTAGATTCCATGCTTCATGTAAAATTCCATTGACTCTTTTATGGTCTCTGTAGGAATCATGTCGCCCTGTTTATCGACAATAGGAGCTGAAATATATGTATCCATTACTCTATCGTTGTACCAGTTGCGAGACGTAGACCATTCGGTGTTCACATTCTTGCATACACAATCACTCATCGAATCTACAGATAAATCATCCTTTAAAACTGTTTGGCTATTATTCATTGTATTGTAGAAATAGTATTAAACTATTTTCTTAACCTCTCTATTTCATATACGTTTTGTATTCTAGCTCTTTTGTAAAGTCTTGATTTAGTAATAGGTACTCCTTCTGGCGGTGTATTGTTATCCCATACTTTGTTTCCTTTTACAACTAAGTAATGACTAGTAGTTTGTATTAGATACCATTTCTTTCCACGTTGTCCGTATGACTCTTTAGTCCATTGTCTAAAAGTATCGCAACCATAAAGACTAGAATGATTCATACTGTATCCGTATCTGTATAATGCATTACGCATTTCATGATTGTACATTCCTTTGATTTCGTTTACTTTGCGTTTTGGTTTTCTAACAAATGATGCTGTACGTGTATTAAATCCACCAGTTGATTTGTTTTTGTTAACTGCTTTAAGTAAATCTTTCTCAATAATGTCGTACCTTTTTCCAGTAAGAACAGTCAATGCAGTAGGTCCACACCAAGACGTTCCGTTAGGATTCTTATGCGCTCTACCTTTCTTGTTTCTAACAGGCTTTGGTTTGGCTGTAAAGCTATCTAATGTCGTCTGCATTATTCTTTACCTCTTTGTACAGCTCCGCTTAACGGCTTATCATAATTTACCAATCTGTCATGAAATCCAAATGGATAGTATGCACCATCACTTACTGGTTTATCAAACACCCACATATGATATTGGTTTGCAGTATCAACTAATCTACTTTCTGCTGGATACAATTCTACTGCCTCATGTTCTTCACCAACCAATTCATTCTTTATTCTTTGCATATCTCTCCAATCTCTTATTGGCTCTTTGTCGTGAGTCTTAACAGAAAGGTGAATTACTCCAAAAGAACCGCTACTCATTCTTTCTCCGTTGTTATCTAAAACAAAACCAAACTTAGGTTTTTCTGGATTCTGTCTAGTAATAGCTACTTGATATTTGTTATTAACATAGATTTCATTATTATTATATTCATCAATAATTAATTGTCGAGCTTGAGCTTCACTTACTCCTTCAAGCAATCTCTGTGTATCTTTCATTATGTTTTGAATAGTTGTTTCATCTGGAACTGGATTAGTTTTAACAAACTTAGTCCAGCTTTTCTTTTGCTTCTTTTGTCTCTTTCCGATTTTCTTAACCATTAGTGAGTCTCCAAGATTTCTGTTTCATGACATTTCATACAAGATGCCCATCTGTGAATCTTGTTGTTTTTGTCAACCATACTAGTTGTATAGTATCCTTTCTTTCCGCAATTCGGACAAATTGAAAATTTGTCTTTCTTTGGCCACCAGTTTCCTGCACCGACTAAACTCATTTTTTTACCTCGTTTTTTTGCATTTGTCTCTACCTTGATTTTACCCCAAGGCAAAATAGCATAGGGGGCTGGGGTTATATAGCCTCTGTCGGGTATTTTCCCTTTACGAGCATGAGTTTGCACCGTTTACACGTTAAAGTGTTAATATTATTACTTATTTTTTTATATTCTTGTTCTGTACAGCGATGTCCACAAAGTGTGTGCCATTTTCTTTTTGGACAACTTAAATGTCTTTGACGCATTATTGAGTTCGTCGTTTGTAAAAATCTTCTAACCTTTTAGATTGAGTGTCAAAAGCTGGGCGCATGAAAGGTCTTGGTCCTGTTGGAGTTGCACGTTTAGGGTCGTCTTTGGTTTTAGGATTGCCTCCGATAGGTTCTCCAAACTCTATTTTAGATGCATAATCTGCATTTGCAAATATTATCTTACGCAATCGCTCTGACAAATCATGTTTGATACTTTGCTTTAAAACACCTGTAGCCACAGGAACTAAACGTAACGCTTCTAAGAGTATTGCGTCTGCGGTGTCATTCATTGCTAAATCTAATTGGTCGGGTATAGTATTTTTAGTTGATTTAATTTTAGCAGTTAATTCTGTTAAACCTTTGACAACAATAGCCATTACTTATATCCTAATACTTGTTCTATAGTATCATCACCATATTTTTCTTTCCATTTTTTGTTTACAGCCTTTTGTGCTTTTTCATACATTGCCATTCGTCTAGCTCGATTGGCTTGTTTACGGGCCTCTCTGTCTCCATTTTTCCAAGCCATTTCTTCATTGCATTCTTTACATATTCCATTGCTTAGGATATGTACACGCATGGCTCCAGCTCTACACTTTTTACAACTCGTCATCTTTTAATTTTCTCCCATTTCCATGATGCCCATATTTGGCATTAGAAATATGAATTTTGATATGGTCTGGTGTTCTACTCATACTTGTCTCACTAGAACTGTTCTTTGGTTAGGATGCATCATAGCATGACCTTGCAATGTAAATTGAGGGCCAAAAAATTCTTTTCCTACTTCAATTTGCAATTCTACTAATTCTGATAATGGGAGTCCTTTTTTAGGTATTCGCCTTGCAAGTTCTTTGTGAGCTGCACAAGTTCTGTTTCCTCTAGCTACTGATAAAGTAAATCTATATTCTTCTCCAGTATCAGCCATCCTTTGTTGATACACTTTTAATCGAGCTTCATTAGATACATGAATTAACTCAGTTCTTGCTATTCGTGTAGCTCTACCTATGGATAAGTTAATTTTGCGTTGCATCATTACTATAATTCTGTCAACCATAGAATCTAAATTAGTGTCTTCAATGTATGCTTCTGCTAATACTTTATCTAACTCCGTACCTAAATCCCCAGTAAATTGTTGATAAAAAGAGTCTGTACGTAAGATTCCGTCATGTAATTGTCTTAATAAATTAGAAGCATCATAATCTAAATCAATGCCAACAGCACCAGTAGACTTCTTAAATTGACGATTTTCTACTTTATATGTGTACTTGAAAGCTCTAATGATGTATCTACCTAACTCATTTTTTAAGATTCTAGGCAATCTTACCATGAGCATATTCTTTCTGGCTCTGAGGTCTTCCCAGTCTTTGGCTCTTTTTAACCGACGAAGTTCATCCTTTAAGGTTTTACGGATGGCGGTTCTGAGGGCTGAAATGTATCTGTCGATTCTTGCTGCCCCTCGCCCTCCTGAAACTCGTCTTGTTCTTCCCTTTCTCGTTCTAACTCCTCCTTAATTCCATCATCTGGTAATATTAATTCTGCATTTTCATCCATGTCAATGTCAATGCCAAGCTCTTGGAAACCACGAATTATTTCTAACTTTTGTGTTAAATTAGCTAATTCCATTTGCTCATTGTCTTCGTTAATAGGGGTAAACTTGACTTCCCAGTCTTTTACATTCATTAATTTTAATAGTGGTTTGAAAAATCCTTCTTCTATTACTGCTTGTGTTTCCATGATAGTTCTGTCCATCATAGTTATTTGTTCACCTTCTGCATTTAATCCACCGATTCCAGCGGTATCTCCCATAGCTAATGGCATAACTCCGTATGAAGAATTGATGTCATTATTGATTTTTTCTATGTATGGAAGCATTCCCATTTCTGTTTGGTCTGGCATAACGGTAACGAAATTGGCTCCAGACTTACCTTCTCCTGAAGATATGATAGGAATAAAGTTAGGATTACGTGCAGTTTCTTCTGCAATGTATTCTCCTAATCTAGTTAACGAATCTTCATTGTGGCCTGGAATATCTAAGAATCCTTTTGGTGGTCGCTCTAACAAATAGACTTTATTCTGATAAGCTTCTACTGCTAAAGCAGTTTCTATTTTCTTTCCTAAAGCTAGAATTGGTGGGTTACCATACAATCTAGCATAAGAAGAATACTTGTTAAAGTGTATTATTTCATCACGTGCAAAATAAATATCTCCTTCACTATCTTTAAAAGTATATGCAATTAGAACTGTTTTGGCATCGTTACACTTGGAGTTTTCACAATGTTTTGCTGTTCCAGTAGCATTTCTACATATAGGACAAAACCTATCAACATCTTGGAATCTACCAAATCGGTCTGTGTTATATCGCATTTGTTTAGTATCTTCAATCCATAATTCTTTAACTCTTTTACCAACAGTGTCTCCACTTTCACTAACTACTCTTTCATACAAAATAGATATCCAAACATCATCAAATATTTCTAATTGTCTTACCATTGCTTTGATAAGTTCAGAGCCATTTATGTCTGCTGAACCTCTTGAGGGATTCGTTATTAGGGCATTTATTGCATCCTTTTGGTCTTCAGACTTGTTTTCTTTATCATCTACTGGCAATATTTCCCAGCCTTTTCCAACAACCTGAGCTGCTATTTTTTGTATTACAGTACGAAGATGGGAATAATTATCAGCAAGATATTCTACGTAATGTTGGTCAAATGGAGGTTCAATCAGTTGGTTTCCTTGCTGATATGACGATGCCGACGCTGCATCATAAACAGGTGTACGTGCTTCTTTTAGCAGTGAGTCAGTATTATTGTCAAGATATTTCTGCAATCCTGACTTATTTTTTTTTGGTCTGTTGAAGAATCTATCCAATATTCCCATCACAACCAAGTCCAGTTGGTCATATTTAACTTTTTGCGTTCCCTTTCTTCTATTGCTAATTCGCACATCCAAAGCGAAATAACTGTATCTGCAACGTGACCTTCTAACTTTCCTTTACCATCCCACATTAACTGAGTTAATCCTTTTACTAAGTCACGGGTTCCTGGCCTAGTATTATCTTTTGCCGTATCACTAAATGGTATTTCGTATAGTCCTTTTTCCATTGCTACTGCAATTCCAGGAATGCCAATCTGTGCGTGGTTACGTTCATTTCCTGTATGGTGTGTGGCTATTGGTAACTTCTCAACATCTCTAGCAGCGTGTGCAACTAATCTTTGAAACCCATTACTTTCAATCATTATCTTTTCTGGATTGTATATACTAGCTATTTTAGATATATTAGTTATCTGTTCATTTAACCAGCTTGCACCTTCTCCCTGAATCTTTCCACTCCATTGATGTAGTACTTTACGCTGCTCAGTTTTAGGATTATAAGCCAAAACACAGTATGCAGTTTCGTCATGTTGAGTGTCAAAACCTACTGCTAAGTCCACTCCCATGACCGTAACCCACCCTTTTATTGGTCCAGAAAACATTTCAAGACCGTTATTTAGGCATGGTTCGATAACACTCCAAGGTATAACCGCACTGTCTGGGTCAATAGGATTTAGCATATATTCAGATTCAAATGCTCTTGTTCCCATTGCTAATCTTTCTTCTTCTAATCTATCTATTGTCCAGTATTCTGGCCAACGTGGAGTTCCATCATCTTTCAAAGCAGGATGCCAAATAGTATTCCAGTATGGATTTTCTTTAACGTATGCAGTAATATCATCTGGTCTTTTTTGTGTACCTATTAACATAATACGAGCTTTAGGTAAACGCATTGGTAAAACAACACGATTCATAAAGTTGATTATTTTATCATCTTTTATTCTAGGAAACTCTTCTAGTACGTCGTCTAAAATTATTAAGTGAACGTGCGGTCCTTCCATTGCACCAGCCATAACTGCACCCCTTACTCTTGAACCATTAGCAAATCCTTTCTGTGTCATGTTCCATCTAACATCGTTCTGCAATACATTTTCTTTTGATGGGATTAAAGGAGCCACACGCCAACTTCTTCTACACAATTCTTCGAATTGGGTCAACTTATCTACTACCTGAGTAAATGTATTTCCAATGTATAAAGCCCTAAAATTAGGGTTACTATACATCTGCCATAGCAAATAAGTCAGGCTAAATGATGTTTTTAAGTGTCCACGAGCGCATATTATTGCTACTCTTTCGTTTTCTGCAATCGTATCATGCCAGTTTTTATGCATGTCAGCAAGCGGATGAAACTCATCTGGCTCATGTGACATGTACTCCATCATGGCTTCATTAGCAAACTCTAAGAACGGAATCTTACCAGGATTTAGATGTTTAGCAAAAGAAGTAATAAAACTTTTATGGTCTGTAGAATCAGCCATCGCTCTGCAAATTCCTAACCATATCTGTATAGTGTTGAGCAAAAGCTGCTTGTTTCTGTTTTTCTATACCTGCTTTGTCCATTGCATCAGATACTAATTCAGCAACCTCATCAATCAAAACGTTCCTAGCTTCTACGGCTCCTTCTAATTCTATCAGTTTAGTTGTCCATGCATAAGCTTCTGCTGGTCTTATGTCCATACCTTCGTTTAATTGAGTAGCAAATAACTCTTGTAATTTAGTTCCTAATTTGATTGCTCTAGCTATCGAAGTAGTTGCCTTACGTTCTGTAACGTTCCGTACTTCCTTTAGAACTTTCTCTTTTCTTTCATCCCATTTACCCTCTTTAGCCCAAGCATGTACAGTTGATTTAGATAGTTTATAATCTTCTCCTGCGTACCTTTCATTCATTGTTTTAGCAATGTCTCCATAACTCCATGCTTGACTGTAAAGTACAAAGGCTTCTTCTTTATCTTGAACAGTGTATTTTCTGGTTGTCATTTGAATGCAACATCCTCCATGCATTTCAAACAATAATGTTTTCCTGATGATTCATTAACCCATGAACCTTTTTTACCGCATAAATTACAAGTAATAGCTAACCAGATATGATTGTTCTTATTAGTCATATTAAATTTTCACCTCCTGTAGGTATCTGCAATAGCAGCAAAATAAACATCAAAAGTACTATTACCTTAGCAACAATAGAAATCCAATACAAATGCCTCTCAATGCGCTTTAAAGGGCCAGTATTAGCAATGTTAACGATTGTCCGAGTTGTTGTGTTTTTTGATGACATGCCTCAAATGCTCCGATATATGTTTCTTCTCTTTGTTAGCTTGTGAACAGAACTCATTCCATTCTTCCTCAAAGCTATTAGAAATAGCAAAAATATAATGCGGTGGTTTGTTGCTCTTTGAGTATGGCATAGCCTAGATATTGGAAGGGAGGCTATATAGTTTAATCTTAATATTAGTATTTATCTTCTTGCCCTATCTAATTCTCTAATTGTTTTATCGAGAGTTGACATAGCTGCATTATAATTTTTTCGTTTTAATGAATTTTTTATATCTTGAAGTTTGTAAACTACAAAATCTGCAAAGTCATCAATGTCACCTGCATATCGGTCACCTCTTCTTTTACTTAATTCATCAGCATCTAAACTAGAGTAACCCATCTTATCTACCTTGTTGAATAGCTCTTCTTTTAATGTTAGATAATTGTGTGTTAATTGTTTTTAAAGCTAACCATACTTTGTTAGCAGTATCAATATCGCTTTTTGAACCACCATATCTTTTTAGGTTTTGAATATATTCTCTAACTCCTAATTGTTCTTTAGCGTTAGCATCTAATGCTACTTCTAATTGTTTAACACTCATTGCATAAGGATTTTTCATTTTAAACAATTCTTCTCTTTCACTTTTCTCTAATGTAACAAAGCCCATTATACCTCTTATTATAATCTATTATTTATACTTTATGTAAGACACACACACCTCCATTTCCACTGGAGATTATATTGTAAAGTATAAAACAAAATATAATAGAAATCATAATAAGCCGCCGAATCTTTTTCTTTTTTTAGAAAAAAAGCGACAGACAGATTAGTCAAAGTTCCAGTGGAAGCGAAGGTGTGTGTGTGTTTAGTTATCTAGTAAACTAGCTAGTATTTCTATGTAAGCGTTTACTTTACCTTCGTAGTATCCTTTTTCAAAAGATGTTTCTGCTTTTCTAATCAGTAAGTTGTTTTCTTCTATTTTATCTGTTAGGTATTCTTTATTCATACTTTTAGGGGATAGATGCTCAAACTTGCGGTCAACAAAGATGAGTGACTTCTTGAAGCCGTGTATGTTAGAGACAAATCAAACAAGAGTATTGAACATCTATCCTATCCTAGTTAGTGCATAAGATTGCCTACAATCGGTGCGTGTATATCTTGTTCAAGACAATTAGGGCAGTCAACTACAGGTCTACCTTCTTTATTATCTGAATAAACAAAATCATCTCTTTTTAGTTTTCGATGCATTTCTTTCCAGTTATGTCCGCATATGAAACAACTAAATGTCCATTTCATGAGATTGACCAGTCCTTAAAGTCATCTTGTCTAGTTTGTCTTTTCTCCTGTACTTTCTTAGAAGGTTTGTATTGTTTGTAATCGTTTTGTACTTTACGACGTGTACGTTGTACTGTTTCATCACAAGGAGCATAATGTAACAAATCATACAAATCAGACAAGAACTTATCTTCATCGCATAATCTACCTTTTTTGTTTGTAGCTTTGTAAAACTCTTGTAAAACTAAATAGTAAAGAAAGGTAGTACTGTCTCTACTTTGTACATTCTTCTTAAGATAATGCGCAACAATATCTTGTGTTTTATCTAATTGTTTAAACGAATCAGTTTTCATCTACAATATCTCCTTGTATGTCTTCTATCATCTGTTTACATAGAACGCTTACCATTCCTAGTCCAGTAGTAAAAGCTTCTAGTTCTTTATCTTCATACTCCATAACATTCTTATCTACAAAAGATTGTATGTGTATCATTACTTCGTTTAAAACAACAATCCACATATCTTTTACTTTAGACCTATTCATGATAAACCTCTCCACATCTTAAACAACACATTTCTAAAAGTTCAGCTCCGCAAGCTGGGCAAGCTTCTTCATCATATTCTGTTATACTCATTAGTCCTCCAATGTAATTACTGAGCCTTGAAAGCAAGTCTTAGGGTCAACTACACCATGCTCCCTTTTAACCTTACAGTGTTTGCATATCCAACCACCTTCAAAAGGAAACTTAGCGTTTTTATTATAAAGATTATCACCACAGTCTTCACAGTTCTCTATAATTGCAGAACCTCTGCCAACATGTCTCCAAAGCTTTCCATGCTTAGTATATTTATCTGGACTTAGTTTTACCATCTAATGCCTCCTGTATCATTTTGTTACGATACCAACTAACTCCTAGCCAAAAACCAGAAATGAAAAAACCACCAATCATAAAAGCAATTACAAATTCATTCATTGCAACACTCCTTGCAGTAACCACCGTTCATTTCTACTTCCATTGTTGATAATACCATACCGCATGCTTTGCATCTCCACAAACCGTTAGTCATCAATCTCCATTTTATATTTTAACATTGTATCTTTAGCACTAAGATAAGTCAAAGCTTTGCTAAGCTCTCGCCATGCTTTATTGCTTTCTTCAGCATTCTCTAACTTATCTGTCAAAGATATTATGTCTTTTATTATTTTGTCAATATTCATTTATCCATCCTTGTCATTGCTACAGCTTCTCTAGCATCAGCCGTAACTTCTAACAGTTTAGCCTTAGCAGACATTCTTAGTTTCTTCCACGCATCATTCTTCGCAGATATATCAGCAAGTTCTTTACCTTCTAAGGTTGCAGTCTCACTTATACTTGCCCTGATAGACTCGTATTGTTTGTGGCCTGGGATTGTAATCCCTAAGTTGATTGTGTATGTTTCTGTTTGCATTGTCTCATCACCTTAAACTTCTCACCGTATAGGGCTATATAACCTTACCCTCACGTATATTTGTCAAAGAAAGCTTCTGTTTCTTTCTCTGTCCATCTTTTCTTCATTGGATTCTCCCATGCTTTTAGCTTTGGAACAAAGTCTAAAGACAAATCTTTTTTGCCGCTAATGAATAAATTCCCGTAAGAATCTATCCGTGCAGCTCCTCCTCTAGGTAATTTATCACATAAATATATTGCTAACTTCAAAGTATCCTCATCGCTTTCATCTAACGTTCTAGGATTTTCTTCTTTAGTTCTAATCTCTCCTTTGTAACCAACTCTAAGTTTAAGATACTCGAAGTCTTTTCCTGCATAGTCTATTGGCATTAAACCGTCGCCCATTTAAATTACCTCCAATTCGTTTTTCATAAAATCAGTTTCCCAAGTTTCTCCATCCAAAGTAACATGGACTCCTAGTTTTTCATTACCTATAGAAGTAACTATTCCTTCTCTACCTTCATAGGTACATACTATTGCTCTAACTCTTTTTCCAATCATGTCTTGTTTAGTTGTCATGGTTTGTCTCTAACTATGTCATTAGGGTAGGGCTATATAACCCTTATCCTATAGCTTTAGGGTAAGGTTGAATAGGATAATTTAATTTCTTAAGTAACTTCTTTTTGCGTTTAGCATTTGTGTTAAAATAAATGTATCTATGTTTTCTTGGCCTATCTTCTAATGTAAACTTATCTCCATATTTTTGTCTAATTTCTTTTGAAGTGTATTTATCTGCTAAAGTATGACTATGTTTGTCAAGACCTTCAACTGTCCAGTTTGTACGTTTAGCACTTAGTCCTGTGTAAATCCAATTCGTTGCTTGATATACTATACCTAAATGACCTTGTTCCATTTCAGCATAACTAACAATTATTTCTTTATCTATTAATTTAATTGTATTTCCTATTAAGAAACTCTCAGCATTCTTAGGAGTGCCGTCTTGAATCCATAACCTAGTTAATTCAATTACATTATATTGTTCTTCTTCTCCACATACTCCTTTTCTTAAAGGAGAACTGCTTGGCGTACCATAAGTAATACATCCTACCATTTCTGGAACTGCCCACAGATTTAATGTTTTAGTATCAAATAAACCATAAGCATGAGTGCATGGACACTTTCGATGTAAGTAATGATTCTTTACTAAAACTTCCATAGCTGATTTACAGCTAATAGTTTTTATTTCGTATCTATCTTTTAAGCCCACTCATTGCTCGACTCTCATAGTAGAGTGACACTTAGGGCAAAGTATCAGAACTATAGCTGGTTCTCCACAGCATTTAGTCTTAGTCTTTACTATCTCGTGTACTTTTTTGTTTAGTATTCTGTTGTTCTTTGTCTTTTTTGTCTCTATCATTTATGTCCTCTTTTATTTTTTTAATCCACGTTTCCCATTTTTCTATTACTTTGTCAAACTCTTTCATCGTTCTTTCTCCGCACAGGCATTGCATAACCAATATGCAAACGACCCGTTCTTATGTTGTTTTTCAAGATGCACCATACCGTGACCATGATGTTTCTTATGCTCATAGCAAAACTGACGTAATCCTATGTTGTCACAATTGTCGCATTTATAATCCATGTTTGACTCCTAGCAAATCAAGCCAGAAGATAAGGCTATATAACCATGCCTATGATTTTAGTAAGTCTATGTATTCTGCCATACTAAGAGCTGGTTCTCCTAGAGTTAACAGTGTAGTTATTTCTTCAGAAATAGTAGTTTCGTATCTTACAACTGGTAAAATCTCATCACGTTTTAACGAAGGCATACGCACCCTAACTAAATCACCTAAAGCAATCCACTCACCATCAGCCATTTCTACTGTGTATGTAATTGTAGGGTCACTAAATCGACGCACTTCATCTAAAGCTAACTCTTCTAGTTTATCTTTTCGGTCAGTATCAAAAGTAAATACTTTACCATGAGGTCCGTATTGTTTAATTTTGCTAGCATCTGAGACTGTAGAAAATACTGATTCATCATTGCTGCTTACAAATCTTGCCGAGTTACACATACGAGTTGTATCTATTTGAGCTTGAACTCCTTCGCCTACTAAATTCATATGTTCAGGAGAAAGTGTAATAACTGAACGGTCACGAATGTGAGCATAATCTGCTAAGTAAAACTCCATCAAACCACGCTCATGTATTGCATAACGCCAAGGAACATAAGTCAAAGCTTCGTGATATATGTCATCAAAAGGTTTTACCATATAAGTAAAACATTTATCAATAAAATCTTTACGTGTCATGTGGCCTGTTAATTTAGGTGCAAGGTCAGAAGTTACCATTAAACCTGAACCTTCTAACAATTGTGAAGTATCAACGGACTTGTAGTTTGCTGCATCTGCTGCTAAGTAATACAAATCATGACCAACAACATCTTCTTCTGTATATCTAACAATTTCAGAATTAGCTAGTTGCGATATAAAATCTACAGCAGTTACCGAACTTACTGAAACCGAAGGTCGGACTTGTTGTATAATTCCTTCAAACGTTAAGTTATGAGCTTGCCCACCTCTACCTATTTCTACTCTAACAATACCGCCTAACCTACATCGTTCTAATGATTCTAGCCCTGCTATCGAAAAAGATATAGAACGAGCTTTGTTTGCTTCAGCAGTATATTTTATAGTAAGCCAATCTACAAACTCTCGGCCATCTATTGTAGCTTCAATTTCTAAATTGTTACCTAATTGGTTATTAAGAATAAGTGGCATTATGCTACCTGTAACTCTTCACCTATTATTGAAAACTCTATTGTTGCTAAGTATTGTGTAGCTGAAGACGGGTCTTGACTTAGGCTTCCGCTTTCTGCTCTAAGTCGATATGATTTGAATGCAGCAGAAGGCGTATCTATCTTATCACTGTCTAAGAAAACAAAATCATACACATCTCCTTCTATTAAATTATTAACATTAGACAAACCTGTTTGACTTAAAATACGTAAATTTAATGATAGCTTAGGATTTCCTACTTTTGTACGAACTACTCCAATAGGATATTTACGCTCACCTAACGGCATCTGTGCTGAGATACCTCCACTTCGACTTATAGTAGAACTTAATATTGCAATGTCAGAACTATCTACCAAAGAATCTAAATCTAATGTTTTAGGAACTACCGCTCTAAAAGATTGAGAAACTTCTAAACTTTCATTAAAAGGAAAGAACTCGTTGCCTGCATTATCAAATATTTCGTCGTTATCACAAACTCTGCTGTGTATTGTTACTGTGTCATCATATCCAGCATTGTTGTAAACTGCAAAAGAAATAGCTGGAACGTCTGATGCATCTAATACAATTTCACCAGTAGCCGAACTAGAATCTGATATAGATGTAGAAACGTATGATTTTTCGTGTGATGTTAACAATGAAGAATCTGATTCAATAACTAATCTGTTGTTAGTTGCACTTACACCTGAACCTGAACTTGCTGAAAATTCTTTAATTTTAAAGAACTTAGGCGAAGCATAACTACCGTTTGTACCATTGCCATCTTTTACTTTTACAATGTCTCCAACAAAAAATCCGTAGTCTTGCCAATCTTTAGAGCCTGCTTGTATGTATTTTCCAGAAGCATTAAACGTAACACCACTATCTAATATCCTTGCAAAACCTCCCCATGCATAAAGATTTTCCATATTTAAGTCTCCAGTTTTTGCAACTAATCTTATACTTGGATTAATAACAGTCCTGTTTGAATCGTCTGCATTAAACTTTCTTAGTATATATCTTGTAAAAAATGTTCCTGCATCTTCAGAAGCAATGGCTGTACCAACTACTATTTCAATTGTTTTATATTTATAATAAGAAGTTCCAACATTAGCTTCTGCGGTTTCACTACCTTTTGCTGCCGAATCAGTTAATCTTGTAGGGTCACAAAATAACTTTTCTGTAACATATTTATAATGGTCAAACTCAGGTTGGTTATCTAATATTGGAACTCCACCAGAAGTAAAAGAAGCCAAGCCATAAATTTGTACAGAAGTGTCTGAAAAGTCGTCTGTCTTATCTACAGCTTGAAAAGAAACTGCACTGCTGTGATTGTCAAAAGCCGAATTATCATTGTTAATTGCACCAGAAGTACATACTGTTGTAGATAAAGTAGGAACATATCTAAACCAATATTGTGATATTTCACGGTTACTTGCATTTGATTTACTCCTAGAAAGACTTGCTGTCATTACTGTAGTTCTATCTAAATACTTTGCTTGTGTAACTTTTTCTCTTGACAAAGATAAGTTTGCCACAGGTAAAGGTTCGTTTGTTGTAGTGTTTGCTGTAGCTGTTGCAGTCTTATCACTAGCCCAACCATCTTGGTCTACAACTTGTACCTTAACTTGAAATGTAGCTACCTTGTGAAATTTATGTTTAATAGTATATGCACTTGCTGATGCAGTTTCTAATTTATAAGAACTATAATCTGAATCTAAATCACTTGTTCCAGAGTCCCAATTAACTCTAAACTCTTTGACTTTTCCACTATACAAACCATTAGAAGGAGTAATAGTAAGCGTAACTTCTTGACCAATGTCTGGTGAATAATCATCTAATGCAGCAGCAGCTTCAGGTCTTTTTATGTAAACAACGTTACTTTGTCCAGAATTTGCATCTACAGATAACCCATCTTCAGTAAACATTCCAATGTAATAATTAGTGCCATCCGCACTTAACAACGACCCAGCTACCTCATTTGTATTAACAACAGTAAGTCCCGTATCTGTAAAAGCAGTAGTTTGACCGCTTTCATTATAAACTACATCTGCCGCAGTTTTCCATGCAATATGGAATTTACCATCAGTAATAAACGCATCATCTGAAGGTGGAGTAATGTTAATAAGACCATCAATGCCGTTAGTATCTGGGTTTACAGTTATTCTAGGAATAGGTGGTTTACAAGTAAATCTTACCTTAATTTCTGGTTGTGCACTAGAGGTACTAGATTTAGGCCCGTGTATTACAAAATCTTGAGTTGCAATGTTTGTTCTTATATATAATAAAAGTTTATCGC